GAATTGATGTGCAGGAGGATCGGGCCGCTGCCCGCGAAGAGCTCCTCCTTGAACATGGCGGGTGTCACTTCGTCGGAGAACCAGCTCTCCTCGGCAATGACGCCCTCCAGGAACAGGGTGCGGGTCTCGTCCGCGTTCTTGACCCAGTTCCAGAAATGGCGCATAGGCTTAACCTCCTTTTCGGTTGTCGGTTCGGGTTGTACTTGTGCTGCCCGTGGCGTCCTCCGCCCGCGCTTGCATGGCGGTGGTGATGGGAATCATGTTCCCGTTCACGAGCAGGGCATCGCCTCCATCCTCTGCGGGGATGGGGTTCTGGTTCTCCAAAGCGCGGATGTCGTTGGCGCTCATCCACCCATTCTGGCGGGCAATGGCGTAGCCTTCCATGCGGGACTTGTAGTCACCGCGCATCAGGCCGTCGATATTGAACTGGACATAATAAACGCCCTTCTCACGGTCTGTGAAAAGAGCGCGATTCATGCTCTGTTCAATGCGTACCAGCCAGGGTCGGATAGTGTGGACGGCGAAGTCGATGGACTGGTGCTCGATGTTGGAGAACGTGGCGTGCTCAAGGTTGCTCACCAGGTGCGGCGGCACACGGAAGATGCGACAGATTTCATCCACCTGGAACTTCCGCGTTTCCAGGAACTGCGCCTCGTTGTTCGGCATGGCGATGGACTCAAAGCGCATGCCTTCCTCCAGCACGCAGACCCGACCAGCATTGGAAGAGCCGCCATAGGCTGCGTTCCAGCTTTCCCGGAGCGCCTTGGGGTTCTTCACCGTGTTCGGGTGCGTCAGGATGCCCGAGGGCCGAGCTCCATTGGAGAAGAACTTCCCGCCGTATTCCTCGGCGGCGATGCCCAGGCCGATGGCGTTGCGCTCGATGGCGATGGGACTGTAGCCCATGATGCCGTCGAAGCCCAGACCGGGAATGTGCAGCACATCCTCGGGGGCCAGTGTAACCGCCTCACCGGAGGTGGTGGTGTACGCATACGTCAGTACGCCGTTCTTATCCCTGTCCACGTTCATCTTGTCCGGGAGCAAGGGGTAGAGGCCGGTGATACGATTCCGCCCCGTCCGGATGATCTGGCAGTAGCTGTTGCCATAGAGCAGCAGGTGCGCCAGCATGACCTCCCGCAGCACGAAGGAGGTCATTTCACTGTTGGGCTCATCGTGGAGCAACCGGTACAGCGGATGGTCCGTCGCCTTCTTCGTGCCCTCGCCCTCAACCTGATATACGCCCAGTGGCAGGCTGGCAATGGTCTCGGAGATGACACGCACGCAGGCGTAGACAGTTGACAGCTGGATCGCCGTCTGGACCGTGACGGACTTTCCGGCACCGCTGCTGCCAAAGAAGAACGACGGTGCGCCGCTGACGGCATCCCTGGGCGAAGGTCGCCTGCCGGGCTTGTCACGAGCTCGGAAAAGGCCGGAGAAGGGATTCTTCATGTAAAAATCACTCTTTTCTGGTAGAATTATGGCTTGGAATGTGCTATAGTTTTGGCAAAGCCAAAACCAATACATCGGTTGATACCGGCAGGGATTTATTACAATCCGCTGCCGGTTTTTTTATCATGACAGTCTTTGCAGAGTGCCTGCCAGTTGTCCTGATCCCAAAATAGATACTGATCGCCTCGGTGCGGAATGATGTGATCCACCACTGTTGCCGCAGTCAGCCTGCCCTCCTTCTGACATTGAACACACAGTGGATGCCGCCGAAGGTAGGCTGCCCGCGCCTCGCGCCATTTGCGGTCATACCCGCGAAAAGCGGCCCCACCGCGCAGACGGTCCGCGCTCCATTTTATGTGCTCCGAACAGTACACCTGGCCTTGTTCGCAGAAACCCACACATCCGGGATAGCGGCAAGGTCTTCTCGGTTTCATCGGCATGCAGCTCACCTCATTTCATTCGGCATTCAGAATAAGCCGGTGCATCGGCGGGGTAGGGCACGCTATAGTAGCGCGTTGTTCTGAACACCACCCACCATGCGCTGAATATTATGCTCAGAAAGGCAGCGATGATCAGACCATAGATGAACAGGATGATCCTATCGTCCCTCCTGCGCTGCTTCTTGGAGTAATGCTTGCTCACAGGAAATACCTCCTATTCACAGAACAAGCAAGCCTCTCTCGTCATAAACGGAGGTGCCTGGGTTCGCATTCTTAAGAGCCCTGTCAAGCGCCATCACCAGCGCCACCGCGCCGTCCACCTTCTCGGTGCTCTTCTCCTTGTCGATCTTCAGATTGCCTGCCGGGTCGGTACGCACGAAGGCGTTGTCCATATTCCAACGCAAAACCGGATGCCCGCCGTGGTTGAGCTTGCGCTCCAGCACGATGCGCATCAGCTCCTTCGTGGGCGGGGACATGTCCCGGAAGCCCTGGCCAAAGGGCACCATCGTGAAACCGTCGTCCTCCAGCCGCTGCACCATCATGGTCGCGTTCCAGCGGTCGTAGGCGATCTCCCGGATGTTGAACCGCTCACCCAGTTTCAGGATGAATTGCTCAATGAAGCCATAGTGGACAACATTGCCTTCCGTCGTCATGATGAAGCCCTGGCGCTGCCACTTGTCGTACATCACATGATCCCGACGGACGCGTAGCTGCAGCGTATCCTCCGGGAGCCAGAAGAACGGCAGTATAACGTACTGCTCGTCCTCGTCCCTGGGCGGAAACACCAGCACCATGGCAGTAAGGTCGCTGGTGCTGGAAAGGTCGAGCCCGGCGTAGCAGGCGCGGCCTTCGAGCTCATATTCATTTACAGCACCGCCGCACTCATCCCACTTGTCCATGGGCATCCAGCGCACGGACTGCTTGACCCACTGGTTCAGGCGCAGCTGCCGGAACATGTTCTCATCGGCGGGCGTCTCCTGGGCCTTGCGGAAAGCATCCCGCACCTTGTCGATGGAGATCGTCTTATCCAGGGATGGGTTGGCTTTGTACCAGTTCCTCTCATCCGTCCAGTCGGCATCGTCCGGAAGGCCGAACAGCACAGGGTAGAACCGGGGATCATCCTTCCTGCCCTCGATGATGTCGAGCGCCTTCTGGTGGACTTCCCAGCAGATGCTGTTCCTGTCGGTGCCCGCCGTGGTCAGCAGGAACCACAGTGGCTGCTTTCGGGCGTCGCCGGAACCCTGGGTCATTACATCGTACAATGCGCGGGTCGGCTGGGTGTGCAGCTCGTCGAAGATACAGGCGCTGACGTTCAGGCCGTGCTTCGTGGCCACCTCCGAGGACAGCACCTGGTAGATGCTGCCGGTCGGCTGGAACACCATGCGCTTGGTGGAGGGTATGATTTTTATCCTCCGGCTGAGCGCAGGGGACTGCTTCACCATGTCCACGGCCACATCGAACACAATCGCGGCCTGCTGGCGGTCGCTGGCGCAGGAGTAGACCTCCGCCCGCCACTCATCGTCATTGCAGAGCATATTCAGCGCAATCGCTGCGCCGAGTTCGCTTTTACCGTTCTTCTTGGGTATTTCGATGTACGCCGTATTGTACTGGCGCATATCGGGCTTGTCATCCCGCACCGTGCCGAACACATCCCGGATGATCTTTTCCTGCCAGGGCAGCAGCTTGAAGGGCTGGCCATGAAACTCTCCCTTGGTGTGGCGAAGGCATTCAATGAACTGCGTCACTCGGCGGGCTTTCGCTTCATTGAACATCCTGCCAGCCTCCCTTCAGCACGGACTCCATGGGATCGTCGTCCACGCTCTTATCACCGCTGTTGGCATAGAGCCTCGCCCTGGACGCTGGCGTCAGGCCAAACTCCGAGCAAAACGACTGCATAATCTTCAGGTTTTGCATGGCGATGGATACCTGCGGTACCTGCTGCACATAGCCGCTGGGCGTCTTGAAGATGGTGCCGTGCTGGGAGAGGAATTCCTCAGCCTCGCGCCACCGGGCATAAGCCTGGCAATAACCGGCGAAGGCTTCCATGTCATGCTCCGTGAGGATGCCCATGGCGATGAGTGAGGACGCAAGCCGCTTCCATTCCTTTTTCGCCTCCGGCATCAGCCAGGAGGGACATTTCACATTGTCCTGGGGCGGCACAGGCTCGTCCTTGTTCAGCGGCCTGCGGCCCTTGCCCCGGTCGCCCTCCAGCGCCTTCAGCGCTGTGGGCAGGGGCTTCCTTCCTCTGGTCGCCATTTGTCATCACCTCCGTCCTTTTCGAGTTTCATATCATTTTAATGTCTGCCGATGTGCAGATAGGCCAGTGTGAACAGGCCGAACAGCACAAGTATCGCCAGCATCCATTTCCAGCAATCCACCAGAAACATATCCACCTGTACCACGGCGCACATGATCTTCTGTTCAGCTGTCATTTTCACCAGCCACCTCTCCATAGCCGAGCACCCGCCCGTCCCTCAACACCGTGATCTCCTGCTCCGGGTATTCCAGGTGGAAGCGCTCCACGATGACCGAGGCGTACTTCGGGTCGAGTTCCATCGTCCGGCAAATGCGGTCGGTCTGCTCACAGGCCATGAGCGTGCTGCCGCTGCCGCCGAACAGATCCATGACGACGGCGTTTGGTGCGCTGCTGTTCTTTATGGGATAGGCCAGCAGCGGGATCGGCTTCATCGTCGGATGATCCGCGCTCCGCTTGGGCTTATCGAAATTCCATATCGTTGACTGCTTCCGGTCGGAGAACCATTTGTGCTTCCCGTTGGGGAGCCAGCCGAACAGCACGGGTTCATGCTGCCACTGGTAGGGGGAGCGCCCCAGCACCAGGCTGTTCTTCACCCAGATGCACACGCCGGAGATGTGAAAACCGGCCTCTTTGAAGGCCCGGCGGAAGTTGAGACCCTCCGTGTCCGCGTGGAAGATGTAGGCGCTGCCGCCCTCCGCCATGTGAGCCGCCATGTTCCTAAACGCGGCCAGCAGGAAGCTGAAGAACTGCTCGTCCGCCATGCTGTCGTTCTGGATCTTCTTGCCGTCGGCGGATTCATACGCCACATTGTACGGAGGGTCAGTCACGACCAGGTTGGCCTTCACGCCATCCATGAGCATGTTCACAGCGTTCTCATCCGTACTGTCACCACACATCATGCGGTGTCTGCCCAGCGTCCAGACGTCGCCGGGCTGTACATAGTGATGCACCTCTTCAGGGTCGATGTCGCAGTCATCGTCATGCACATCCTTGTCGTGCACCTTAAAAAACAGGTCATCCACCTCGGCGGCGTCAAAGCCGGTTGCGCCCAAGTCATAGCCCGAGAGTTGCAGATCCTGCAGAATGTCGGCCAGGGCAGTGGGCTCCCAGTCGCCGGTGGCTTTGTTGAGCGCGATGTTCAGCGCCTTTTCATCCTGCGGGTTCTCGATGTGGACGACAACGCAATCTACTTCCGTCGCGCCCTCCGCTTTCAGCACCTTGTAGCGCTGATGCCCGCCGACGATGTTGCCGGTGACCTCGTTCCACACGATGGGGTCAACGTATCCGAAGTCATGCAGGCTGCGCTTGATCTTCTCGTAAGCCGGATCGCCGGGCTTCAGGTCTTTCCTGGGGTTGTACTTTGCGGGCTTCAGCCGGTCAATCGGCATCCGCTGCATGTTCAGATTCGTATTCATGATTTCCTCCTCATGCGGCTGGGGCATCTGCATTCGCAGGTGCCCCAGTGTATTTTTCGCATTTTGCGATAACACGTTTTACCAGATCATCAGTCGGGTCAGGTACATTATTCAGGGCACCGGCATACTCGCCGAAAAAGAAAGAAGCGCCGATGTTATACATCTGCGCCAGAGTAACCAGATCATCTTTTGACGAGCCAAGTTTTATTCGTTTACCGCCATATCCGACCTTCACTTCGTACCGCCCGGCACACTTGGAGTAGTAGACGCCAGTGTACCCAGTTTTATTTGTTTGGAATAGGCTGTGATTCGCTGAATTCTGCGTAGGGGTGACGATACGGAGATTAATCCGTCTGCAATCGAGCCTGTCGCGGTTGGCATGATCCACGATGATGCGAGGATCA